TTGGGACTGCGAGAAGCGGGTTTTCTGGACGGTTTAGCATTGAAGATTCTCGTTATGGGTTGTTGGTACCGGAAAAACCCCAACGAAGGGGGTTTGGCCAAGCAATGGTGTCTTACAACACGGCATCCAGCACCATGATGTGATCCAGGCTGACAGCGCCGGCCTTGCCGTCAAACCAGATGACAGCGCTATGGCCGCCCATCACCTGGGCTTCGCTGGTGGTCTTGCCCTTGTGGGTGGCGCCTTGGCCACGGATGTTCTCGAACGCGATCTGCGTGCCCTCGGGGTGTCGGGCGTTCCAGGCATCGCACTGGGCTTGGAGCTGTTCGGGGGTCTTGCGCTTAGGTGCTGGCATGCTGGTGCGTCCTTACTTTTCAGAGGTTTCTGGGGAGGTAGTTGGTTCGGGCAGGTAGTGCGCAATGAGGGGCATGTACAGACGCACAACGCCTTTCAGGTGAGCGCGCAGTGGTGCCTCTGCAGCGCGCTCAAGGAAGTAAAGCCACGCCATCGACAGTCGGCGCTCGGGAGCGGTATCAGCCTCAAGATCGGCTACAAACTTAACCCAGTTGGCGCGGGTGTTTGACCACAGCCTGGGGCCTGGGCACTCCTTTGCTATTGAGTGGATCAGAGCTGCATTGTCGACCAGCTGCTGGGCCATGGCGGCTTCTGTCTGGGGCTCGATGCTGATCAGCTCGAGCAGCTGCAGTACGCGCGCCTCAAGGGTGGGCGGCGCCGGCTCGGCGGGTACTGGTGTTGCTTTGGTTTTGGACTTCATTATCTGGCTTCCATCAACGTTCTGGTGGTACCGGCAAAGCCCCAATGAAGGGGCTCGGTCCTGTTACGGGTGGTCAGTTGCTGGCGGCCAGCCCCGGCAAATCGTATTGCATGTCTGGTGCCGGCAATGCCTTGGGCCTGCGAGGCACGATCCGAACGGGCTTGGACGTGAACTTGAGAGCAGCCTCCCGGATCAGCCGGCCCGTAGCTGCGCCTAACGCCTTGAGCTTTGGATAGATGACGGACTGACCGTAAATCTCGTGCATGGTCGTGTCCGACTGGCCATCAGCGACACCTTCGGGGATGCCCTTCGCGCGGCCGTGCTCAAGGGGAGTGAGGATGCGCAGCAAGCTTGGATTGTCCGGATGGATCAGGAACGGCTCAGTCCCGCGACACTTGGCGTAGCCCTTGCCAATAGTCCCGCAATGCGCCTCGTCACCCGTAAGCTGCTGGGGAGCAAACCCCTTGCCATCGGCCTTGTCGCGGATTGCTTTGGCTGCAATGCCCTTACGCTCGCGCCAGCGGGGTGAGTCGAGCGCTACCGGCTCCATGATGTCGCGCAGTGTGGCTTCCTTGATCCTGACTGGGAGAACGTCGTTGATGTCGAAGGCCGTTTTGAGGCTCCGGCAGACCCCCAGAACCAGCAGCCGGCGACGGCGCTCAACTGCGCCGAACGTATTGCCGTCCAGCACCATTTCGTAAAGGTCGTAACCCAACGTGTCCAGCTTGGCGCGCAGCAGCATCATCGACACGGTGCTCTGGTACTCAGGCACGTTCTCAAAGCCCACGATCGCGGCATTGCTGGACTTCACGCCATCAAGAAAGTCCATGAACAGCGCGCCGGCGTCGACATGCTCTTCAGCAGCCTTGAGCTTGTTCTTCGATCGGCCTGAGATTGACGCACCCGTGCACGGAATCCCGCCCCAAAACAGATTGCTTTCACCCAGCGCCGGCCAATCGACGTGCCGGATGTCCGAATGAACGGCTACAGAGCTGTCGCGCCACAGCTTGGTGTTGTTGCGCAGCGAGGACGCCAGATACTTGTCCTCCATTTCGACAGCGGCTTTGACGTAGACCGGAACCCCTTCGGCAGTCAGACCATCGTGCATGGCCAGGTCGAGCACGCCGCCGCCGTGGAAGACGCTCATAGCGGACAGCTCCTGACCGCGGCTGAAAGTGTTCAGCAGGGAAAGGGCGCGGCGCACCATGTTCACGTCCAGACGGTTGGCGGTGATGACGATGGAGCCGTCATGCAGCGTGACCGTCACCTTCTCGATGTGCTCGAACGACTCACGCAACTTATTGCTGCGAATCTCCATCAGGGGACGGACACGACCACGGGTGCGCTGGCTCACCAGAAAGGTCTGCCCCTTGTGCCCGGCGCTCACACGGCGCAGCTCAATGCGGTGCGGCTCCAGCTTGTCGATGGCGTAGGTGGAGCCGATCTGCAAACCACCGAACTCAAGGCTCGAGCCTTCAAGCCATACGCGCGGGACGGACTTTGATTCGCCGATTTTCAGGTTGTGCATCGTGATCATTGCTGGCGCTCTCGAATCTGGTTGTGATGGGGGGACATTTTGTGAGAGCCGATCAGATCAACCGCACGTAGGTTTCCGGGCCGCGCGGATCAAACGGGCCGCGCGCTACCTTGCCCTCGTCCATTAGCACCTGCAGCAGGTTGCGAACTTCCATCCATCCGCCGTCCTTGATAAGGCCCAGCTGCCTTACGGCATCCATGGCCAGCTGGTAGTCGGTCGGTTCGGTCTTGATGGCGTCCAGCAAGGCGCTGGTGATCGTGAGCTGGCGTTGGGTGAGAGTGGTCATGCGGGCGTCTCTGGCTGATATCTGTGGGACTGATTCTATTAGCCCTAGACTAACCGCGCAACACTTAAATTAGTCCTAGACATCTTTTATAGTATTTGTTGATGTCAGACGCTACAGATTGTTAGTGCGCGGCAGCCTCAGGCGCATTCCAACGCATAGCCATACCCTTGACCGTCAGGGTGCTGCGATCGGCAAACGTGTACACCTCGCCCTGGCACGACGACGTGAGCGCGACACATTCGATCCTGGCGTAGGTTTCTGCCTGGTCGGCGTCATCAGCGTGGGCAAAGATGCGCTCGGCGTCACAGGTGATCAGATGGGTGTGGGCAATGGCGTTCATGCGGCGTGATGGCTCACAGGGTCTGTGGGCTGACCATTGGCGCGCTGCGCGTTGGCGGCACACGCCAGCTCGAATGGGCGCATGTTCTGGCGGCGCGCCAGCCGGAAGTCGCCGGCAACGGTGCGCACCTGGCGCTGACTGGCCTCGCCCACCACTTCAATGACCGCGGTGCCCAATACGAGCACGTCACGGCTGGCGCGCAAGATGCCTGGCACGCACTTCTCGATCGCCTTGAGGGTCAAATCGTTGCGCGGGGTGCGCAGCGGGCAATCGCCGGCGTCGTGCTGCCTGAGTATCAGACGTTCATCACCAGTGGGCAGCACGCCCATCACGTACTTGTTATCTGATCGGAATGCGACAAACGCGGCCGAATCAATGACCTCGTTTACGGGGTGGGCATAGCATTTGAACTGCATGTGTGAACCTCGCAAGGTGTGGCAACTGCGGCAATTTGCCACCAAAAAAAGTATCCGCGTACATGTTTCGGACGAAAAACACCTATGTTGAGGCTCTAAAACGGTTATTCGTCGTTTTGTGGCGCTTATAGGCTGTCAGCCGTCATGTTGATTGGGTTGATTCACTTTTGGCCTGGGGACTACAGCGATCTTGACTCAACGGCCGCAAACTCAGCCTTGAGCTTGCGCAGCTCGAGCACCTCGGTCAGCAGGCGCAGCGTATCGCCTGAGCTGGCGCCAATCCCGCGCTGGGCGTCCTTGCCGATACGTTCAAGGTCGAGCCCCCACGCATCTACAGCGGTGGTTTGCTCGATCGCTGGCAGATAGTCCAGACCTTCGACATACGCCATGGCTATCGAGTCCCACACGGCGGGTTGATCTACGCCAGCAAGGTGCTGTTCGATTTCGCTCTCAAGCCTGTACGCGCCACGGTGATCGAAGGTGTAGGCCAGATCGCTACCCTGGCAAAGGATGGTGTCAGCCATTTCACTGGTGAGGCGAATTGCGCGGTCCTTGATGGCCTCGACAGCATGAACGTACGCCTGCGCCCGTGTATTGCTGAAACGCGCTGCATACGCAGGGCAGACATTAACGTCACCCCATTGGACGCTCACGCAACGCGCAGCGGGCGCCAACTTGCTCAACCGATGGCGGAATTCGGTGCCGTTCCCCTTGTTCTCAATGGCCACGGTTACGTTCGGCAGGCCTTCGATATAACGCGCAACGGCACTAGCCAGCGTTATCCAGGCGCTGCTGGTGGTGTAGAGGGGTATCCCGATCATTTCTACTCGGCGGCGATCCTTGCTCAGGCGGTCACCAGATCCGGACACGATCATGTGAGTGGCTATCGTGTGTGCCCCTCGCGGGCCGCCCGCGACCACCACGGTGATCAAATGCCCCCACGCCTCGCTGTGATTGATCACGGGCGGGCCGTCGATAACATGCTCGATGGTTTCGCGCTGCAGTAGGGCTTGATACGGGGCTGTGCTTGTCATGGGTGATGTCTCGTTGTGGTTGAGCGCCAGCACGGCGCGGGGTCAGACCAGGTCGGCCAGTTCGGCCTTGGCCTTGTTCAGTGCATGTTCGCGCTTGTCCTCTACCAGGCTGTCGCTTTCGCCACGCGCCGGCACGTACTCCGCGCTTTCAAGGAACACCATGCACACGGTGTCGAAGAAGTCAGGCGACGGCAGGTTCTCGGCCGCCATGTCCTGCTTACGGGCGATGTGATACCGCCCCAGCTCGTCCAGGTGGTAAGGCATACGGCTGGCCTGGTCGAGCAGATCCTTTTTGTACTTGCTGGTGAAGCGTATGGCGCCGTCCTTGATGGCCTCGATCGCGTGTACGGTCGATTGCGCACGTTGGTTGAGGAAGCGCTTGCGGTATTCGTTGGAGAAAGGCAGTTCGCCCCAGCGCACGCCCCTGCAGTTGATGCTCCCACTGCCCAGCTCGATCAGGCGCTTGAGGAACTGGTTACCCATGGCGTTGGTGTCGACGATGATCGATACGTTGTTGAAGGCCGCGGCGTAGTCCAGCACCTTGCGCGCCACCGGTGTCCAGTCCTCGGTGCTGGTGTACACAGGCACGTCGACCACTTCCACACGGCGCCGATCGGGCGACATGCGATCGCCATTGCCGATGACCTTGAAGTGGGTGGCCACCGTCTTGTCTCGCCCCACGCCAGCCGAAACGTCGACGACGATGACGTGACCGTAGGCCTCGCCTTCCAGGATGACGCGCGGGCCGTCGATGACGCGCTCGATCGCCGATCGGCTGACCAGGTATTTGCTGGAGTTGGTCGGGAACATGCCCCGGACCTTGATTTGATACTCGGCCTCGTCGCGCCCACCGTACTGGATGATCTTGGACTTGATGAACGGATCGTCTACCAGCGGGCTGTCTTCGGAGCTGAATGTCAGCGATGTCCACTCACCGCCCTGGTACTTGCTCAGGTTGTGGTGGGTGTCCCGGAAGAACCCGGCGTTACGGGTGGGCTGTGACGCCATGATGAATCGGTTGCGGGCGTCGGTCATCGCGCCACCGATCACACCAAAGTTAGCGTCTGGTATGCCCGAGGCTTCGTCAGCCATCCACAGCAGGTAGCGTTCGTGCGTACCGGCCAGGTTCTCAGGCGCGCCGCGGGGCGCTGTACGGGTGGTGATGAACCAGGTGGCCGAACGGGTCTTGATGTAGACCTTTTCCGCCTGAATCTCGATGTATTCGGCAATCCAGGCGTGCGGCCCCTTCTTGATTTCGGTCAGAAGGTTGGTCATTTCCTTCCACACACCTTCGCGCACCGTCTTGAGCTTGGGCGCGGTGATGTAGGTGTTGGAATTGGGGTAACAGAACAGGTGCCAGAACCCGATCACGCCAAACGATCGGGTTTTGCCGGTACCGTGGCCCGAGGCAACCGAGACGCGCGCCCCGAACACACTGGTTTCGTCGAACAGCTCTTTTTGCTGGTGGGTGACATCCATGCCACAGACTTCGACCGCAAACCCGTAGATGTTGGCGGCGTAGCGCTCCATAAACGCCAGATAGCGTGGGTCAGCGTCAATGGCTGCCCGCTCTACCTTCTGTTTTGACGCTCTGGCCATGCCATCCCTTACGCCCCCACAGGGGGATTACTCAGCGATCCCACTCTATGGGGCGTCTGGACAGCTATTTGGCGGGGGTTTGCGCGACTGGGGAGTTGCTCAGCAGCTGATCGAGCAGATCCGATTGGTATGGCGTGAGCGGCTTACCCGCCACGACCTCAATGAACGCCCGCAATTGGTTGTGGTGACGCGCCAGCGCGGCGTCGGCCAATGTGTGTGGCTGTGTCATGTTTGTGTCCCCTGATGGCGCTCACGGTCTGCAATGAGCAGCGCCACGGCCTTGGTGATGGATTCGTTCGCGTCACAGCGCTTGATGGGGCTGTTCGGCCATGGCCACCAGCGTTGGAACGCGATGGCTTGAATGCCGGCCGCCTGCAGCACGTAGCACCCGGCCGCACGCACCAGCTCGCCCCTTATGTACTGCTTGTCCCAATCGAGGTTGAAACCCTCAGCCGTTTGCTGGCGCAGGCGCTCCATCACCATGGCCATCGCGGTCGGGCTGGCGCCTGGCACGTTCACGAACAGCGGCATGGGCGCTTGCCACCCCTGGCGCACCTTCACGTCCCAACCGTCAGAGCCTGGGCCCGGTGGGCGCGTATAGCTGATGCCATGGGGTTTGTTGGCGCGACGGGTCACCCACGCGATCGGAGCGGCGCCAGCATCGCCCAGCGGACGCGCAGCGCTCTGCCATACCTGGTAGGTGGCTTGGGTAGCGGGATTGGCGTAGCCGTCGCCGGCGTGCTCCAGATCCGTGATCCCAGCCAGGCCGCACTGGTGCTCGAAGTCGGCGCGCTCGAGGAACATCACGCAGCACCTCGGACGTGGGAGGCTTCCAGTATCTGCCAGCGCTCGGGCGCCAGCTGCTGGCGCTCCACACGCTCGACATCACCCGCAGGCCACTTGAGCCACAGCACCTCGCCTATCTCCAGCTCCACGGGCAGCTGCTCGTTGGTGGCCAGATCCACAACAGCCACGGCCGGGTGGGTGCGGGTGCTGCCTGCATTCGTAAAAGCGGGATTGGTTTTCATCGTCACGTCATCTTCAAAGGTAATTGAGCGCGGGCGCACTCGTTGATCCCGTGGGGAAGGGCCTTCACAGGCCGGTCAGAGTTGCGGCGCCCGCAGTCCTCGCAATAGGTGTAAGCCGTGGGGCGCCCCTTTAGGCGCCACTTGACCCGCTCACCGTCGCAAAACCGACAGCGCATGTACGGTCCCTCAGCTATCCGCGCACATGGCGGCACGAATTTTCATCATCACGTCCGCGTACTGCCATCGGCGAACAGCGAAAGCGTCCAGCGGTTCGCACTCCCACTGGATCAAAGGACAGTGAATGGCGAAGTCGTCGCGCAGATCCTCCAGGTGCTGCAGGTCTACCGCTGGCGCTGGCGCTGGTGCTGGTGCTGGTGCTGGCGTTGTACCTGCTTCAACCATGAGGCCGTGCCCGGTTACCGCCAGCTCTCGAAGGGATGGCGGCATGATGACCATCGCACCCGAAGCGCCTACGTCGACCGCGCCCAGGTTGCGGGCCAGTTCGCCGAACTCCCGCCACTTGCGCGCACGCTCAAGGGCTTTATCAGTAGGCGCGAACGCATTGTCGTCCTGGTCAATCGATCGATGGCCATGCACTACGCGGAAATTGGCTGTCCCGGAATCGTTCTCACGATCGAGCGTCACGTTATGGGTATGGGCGTCCGGCTCAGCTGGGATATGACAAAGAGTGTGTGACGCAAGCCGGCTACTGCTACTGGCGAGTAGCTCGACCAGTGCGCTGGTGTCGCCCTGGTAAGTAGCGTCCACAGCCGGGGCATCGGCCACGCGCTCAGGATCACAAGGAAGGTAGGCGCCGAACGGGATGGCCTGCGACTGCCCTGATACGGGTGAGGCAGCGGCCTGGGTGATGTCCGGGGCGTCCAATGGGATCTTCTTGGCGCGACTGATGCGCTTGGCCAGGGTCATCGAGCGGGTGAGCGGTGTCTGCAGGAAGTCCGAGATAACAGCACGCAGCGCGATCGGCGTCTTAACGGTGCCGGCAGCACCTTTCTGGATCGGCGCCCAGCCCGACGACGTGCCCACGAACAGCAGCTGAGTGTTGTTATTACCGTTACGCACCTTGCAGCCACACCCTTCCAGGTACGTGCGGAACTCGTCGAGCTGCTCGAGCTTGAGCAGACCGGTGTCGTTCTCTTTCATCATGTCGATCGCTGTGAGCATTGCCCTACTCCTGAGTCTGTTTGGTTGCCTTGAACGGCGTGAGGTTGGCGGCGCGGCCCTGATGGCGGGTCGATGCCTTTGCTTTATTGACGGCAAACGGGAGAGCCCAGATTTGCCCGGTCTTGAACTGGTACAGCTCCCACAGGCCCAGCTTGATCTTGGCGCTACCGTCCTCGTAGCACTGCCATGAACGGCGGCTGACGTGGATCAGGGTGGCGCTCTGGCGCTGGCTGAGCCCGGTACGCAGGCGCAACTCGCGCACCTGGTCCTGGCTGGGCACCAATGAGGAAACAGTTAAGGGGGTGGTCATCACAGATTCCCTTCTTCAATGCGGCGCCGGCGTTCCTGCATTTCCAGGCGAGCGGCTTCTGTCTTCTCGTGGGCGCGCATGATTGCGGCGTCCAGCTCAGCGCTGTCTGGGCCGTTGTTGACGACAACAGCAGGCTCGACATGCAGGTCGAATATCTTGGCCACCAACTCGCGATAGGCCTTCTGGTCGCCGGTGCGGATCTTCAAACCGTCTTTGGTTTCCTCCACGCCGCCGTACAGCGCTACAGCAGCAGGGCTGTAGCCGCGCGAATCGTGGAAGTGGGTGTACTGGATGCCCTCGCCTGCGCATTCCGGGCAATCCTGCTGGGGGGCTTTGCGCTTGTCGTAGCCCAGGCCGCCCAGCTCGTCGAACGGGGGGAATAGGTGGCCTTTGTTGTCGGCCTCAGCCTCGGCAAACTTGGCGTCGTATTCGTCCCGGCGCCGCTCCATTTCACGCGGGGTGTGCTGATAGCGGTTGTCGATGCCATAGCAATAGCGGCAGCACGCGCGGCGCAGCTCGGAGATTTCGCGCGGATCTGCGAAGGCGGCGGCATGGATGACGCCAATAGTCGCGTTTTGCACATCGGCGGTGCGCTTGAAGATTTCAGCCTGGCGGGCCGCGTAATAGGGGTGGTACTTAACCTTTTTTAGCAACTTGCTGGCCCCGACAGCGGCCACGTTATCGTTCTTGGCGGTGTAGCCCGCATCACGATAAGACTGCACCTGGTTGTAGCTCACCAGGTACAGGTCCACGAACTTGGCCATCTTGGGGTTAAGTCCGTGCAACTGCGCAAGCGCTAAGGCTTCCAGCTGTTTTTCATTCAGCTCGATCGGGTTTTTAACGACGGTCGTGCCTTGCTTTTCAGCTGCTGGGCTGTCGGCCGTAGCCGCAGGTTTTGCAGCAGCAGGTGCCGCAGAATTTCGAGCCTTTGCGGGGGCTTTCCCGGTGTCCTTTTCAGCGGCCTTTGGCTTGCTAACCTTAGCAACGCGGGGGGAACGGTCTGGCTTAGTGGCGGCCTTACCCTTGGGCGCGGATAGGTTATCCGCGTACCCGGCTGGGAGGTCATCATTTCGCTTACGTGGCATGGCTACCTCAAGGCGCACTTTCTACATTACTGGGCATGGTGCCGGGGCCAACTTTCTGCGCCTCCGAAACACCTGTAAAAAAGCCCGCTTGCGCGGGCCCCTTCACTGTTGCGACTCATGGCAAAGGAGCCTGGTAACTCCCCCACCTGCCAGATTCGGGCACGTCTCTGGCAAAACGCGCATGGTCGAATACCGCACCCGCCCTCCCTCGGTTATTCATGCTGCAGGTGTTTTTTCACATCCCCCTCTTTCAGTGAGAGACGCCGTGCTACTGGCTGACAGCTCCAGCAGACCACCAACAACGAGCGACCGGGTAACGCACCCATTCGGTGGGTCAGTCCTGTTCATACAACACACACTCTGGCGCAGTGGTTGGCGTTTAAAACCAGGGCGTAGGCCAATTCCCGCAAGGGAGCTGGTAACACCTCCCACTGCATAAAACAGCGCTCTGCCTGCAAAGCGTTCTTTTATGCGGTGATCACACGTCAAACAGCAGCTGCTGAACCTTCTGCTTGATCAGCTCAGGGCTCACGGTCACGGTTTCCAGCTCGTCCAGGGCCATGCGTTCGCGTTTCAGGCGCTTGAATTGTTCCTTCATGCTGTCACGCAGTTCACCGACCAAACGGACCAGCTTTGCGCCTCCTTTGAGGTCTTGGAACTCTGGCTGGCGGTGCGCAACATCCAGCGCGGTACACAGTTCCTCGACCGTCCCGGCAACCTCGCCCAGCAACACCCGATCCAGACTGAAACCCTCCAGCATGATCGAGCTGCTACGGGCCATCGCATCAACCATGCGATGAAACTGCGAACCCACTGCCTCGGCCATCACACCGCACAAAACAGCCTGGTTACCTTCCTCGGGCTGACGGGTGATGTCGTCGTGAACGCCCAGGGCGTAATCAGTGGTGACGCTGTAGAGGTTGCACAGCAGGCGCAGGTTGTTGAGGCTCGGGGCGCGGTGGCCGTTCTCAAACAGGCTGATCTGGGTCACACCCTTGTGTGCCAGGGCAAGCCCCGCGGCACTCTCGGAATAGCCAGCCAACTTGCGAGCGCGGCGCAGACGCGGGCCGACGATCTTCATCAACTCAACGTCTGCCTGTCGCGACATGTCGGAAGGGCCTGAACCAACGCCTAAATCAACGTCCTCACCAAAAAGCGAGTCGAAAGAGGTCAAAGCACCCTTTTCTGCCTCGATTTCGGCTTTATCGGCCTTCACTAAACTATCCGCGTACATAGACACCCGTATTCACCCGTCAGCTGGTGCGATTCGGGCGGATTAAAATCTATCCGCGTACATATATCAAGCCATTGGCGAATTATCTTCGCTACCCGTTGTCGTCTCGGGGCCAACTTCCTGCGCCCCTTGTAAACACTTGGCGTGCAGCTCGATGACCCTTTGCTTGAGTGCGACCGCTCTATCAGGATTCAGCCACGTTTCGCGCAGCAGCTTGTGACGCCTTTGTGAGTGATCGCATATTGCCATCAGATAGGTGGCGTCATACTCGATGCGCAACTGTAGTCCCACAATACAATGACGTTTTGTAGGGGCATAGCAGCCCCCACACGCCAGCACATGATTCAGATACGCCTCGTGGGCCAGCTCCACGGGGGTTGGGGCCGGGTCACTCACGGACCAGCTCGATATCCCAGCCGCCGCCGTCGCCCTTCTTGACCGGGTACACGACACGGAACACGAACGGATAGGTGTCTGCCGCCAGCTTCATCTTGACCTTGGCATCGTCGGTGTAGATCGCCTTGGCGCCCTTCACGTCGTGCATTTCAAGCGCGCCATCCGCCAGCATCACCATGAAATCAGGGGTCAGCGTGGTTTGTGGCGCCAGCAGCAGCTTTACGGGCTCGAACTTCCACCACAGCACGTCGCCGGCAAGCCTGAGCTGATCCAGGTACGTGGCGTAGCGCTGTTCGGTTTCATTCATCACGCCCTTGGCCAAGCGCCCCTTGGCCTGCATACGCTCGATCGAGGTGGGCTTAGGCTTGCTGACGGTCGCAGAAGGCGGCACAGCGGCCGGCGTCTCGTCTTGGCCAGCCTTGCCCCTGGGTGGGGACTTACGCGCCGGCGCACCCATTTCGCGGACCTTGTAGCCTGGTGGCAGCGCGTTGATGTCGGCCTCGGACATGCGCAGGCTCATAGCGCCAGCTCCGCTTGTGGCAACGCCAGGGGCTTGTCCAGCTCCAGGGCCAGCGTATTGACCGCCAGCGCATAGACCTCAGGGTGTTGCAGCTCGAATGCAGGCAGGTGCGGGGTTTCGATCCACTGGCCACGAACAGTCCCCTTTTCCAGCCAGGCAGGCTTGGAGCTGGTGCCCTGTGTCCAGCTGGTAATGCCTATCCCGTAGCTAGCCACCTGTTTGCCGGTGATGAACCCCTGACGGCGCATCAGCGCGATGACCTTCAATGCCGCTTCCTTCCACGGGGTGAGACGCACGGGCGCCGGCACACCTGCAGGAAGGTTTGACACCAACACCGGCACTTGGCAGCGCTCGGACGGCCACCAATCAAATAAGCGTTCCTCGCCCATGTAGGTGCGGTCACGGTCCCGGTGCAGCAGCTGGTAATCCAGTTGGAACGTGAAGTACTTCCCCTGCATGTCGCAGCTTTCGCGCGTACACATCACTGCAACGCCCAAGCGCTCGAGCATTTTGGCAATGCCGGCACTGGCGTCAGTGATCTTTGAGACGATCACCAAACGGTGGTCAGGCCCCGGACGGCCGTAGTACTCGTCGCCCCGGTTCGGCAGGATCTGGTCGGCCACCTTGGCATTGAGCGACAGCTTTGCCTCTACGCCGATCTGGCGCCCACTCTCGTGCACCACCAACACGTCAAAGCCAGCAGCCTCGGGGTAGCACGTCCACCCTGGCACAGCGTTGAACTCGTTGATAAACACGGCACAGAGGTCGGTTTCCTTCTCGATGGCTCTGATTTTGGACATGACAGTCTCCGGCCCGCTGGTTATCAGCGGGCTTGATTGGGGGTGTTGGTATTGTGATTGCCGGGGTCGGCGTCCTACGGGCGGGCTTTGCGCCAGCCGTTAACCGTACGCTTTACGGGCGTCTGCCTCGTTGTCGAACAGGCGACAGCCCCAGCACGACCACGAACCATCATCGTGCTGGTGGTAATAGGCGCGATCCTCAAGCCCCAGCGTCTGCAGATACAGCTCAACTGCGTCAGAGAAGGTTTTGCCCTCAAACTCTCCGTGGAGCGTTGCTGTAGCGGCCTCACCCGTTGCCCGGTAGCCCTCAGACCAGATTGCAATGGTCCGTATCTCTCCGGCATCCGCTGCAGGCTGGTCATCGCCATAACCATCGTCCAATGCCTTTTGCAGACGATCTATGAGCCCAACAACGTCGCTCTGCTCCCACACGGCAAAGAGCTGGTTTTGCTCATACAAGCCATCACGGCACACCGTGTTGAAGTGCAGCGGCACAGATGAACCTGTTTGCTCGGATGTCTCCAACAAATCGACCATTTCGCCCAGCTCGGAGCTATCTACCTCGGTAGTGAGGCTGGAACAGTAGAAATCACAGGTTGATCCGCTGGAATCGTGCTTAACCATCAGCTCGCCAAACACGCAGGGTTCATACTTTGAGAACACGGTGCCTGGCCGCATCGCCAGAAACGTGACCAGATTGACTATTCGCATGGGCGAAGTGCCTCCGCTTGGGCCTTGTACCGGTCCCGCTGCTCTCGTACGCCACTCCAGGCCTTATCGAAAGGGTCGTTACGGTGAAATCCTTCGTCGAGCTTGGCCTGCTCCAGCCAGCGCTCGGTGGACCGCTTGTAGTCCACCAGATCCTGTTTGGTTCGCTCTGCCTCGCCAGCACGGCGGTCAGCGTCGGCCAGGTCAGACTTGAGCTGTGTTATCTCATCGAGCAGCGCCAGCACAGCTTGCGGCGGTACCGGCATTTCGTATTGCAAAGCATCCTCGGCAGCTTGGGCTTCGGCTCTCAGCTCGCTATGGTCATCCATGATGGGCTCCACTGCAGTCGCATTTGGTGCCGGTCAGTCCGGCAGGCTCGATCGGCTTGCGACAGGTATTGCATATGGACCAAGACGCAGGCACAGGGCTGGTCATCTGAGCCGATACCAGGTCACGCAGCAGATTCTTGTTGTGCTTGGCCAGCGCCAGCACCATGTGCTCCAGTGCTTCCTGGTAGCTAGTGATCGCGCCCGTGCCCATGCGCAGCACATACAGCGGCGTACGGACCAGGACATTCTCCAATGCGATCGCTTCAATCTGGTCACGGTAAGAAGGCTGCGGCGGCACGGTAGCGCCAGCTTCGTCCGCCTCGGCCTGCAGCGCCAGCGAACCCATACGGCTACCTAATTGGTCGACCAGGTCGGAATAGTCCTGTACGCCCAATGAGGGGATCGGTACGAACTCCAGACCGATCTTGCCCAGCTGATGGGCCATTTCCAGACCGTTGCGTATTGAGACAGGGTGCGCGCGTTTCATACCAGCGTCTCCAGCTGGGCCTTGTATGCCTCGCCAGCCACCACGTCAGCGTCAGTGATGGTGTAGGGCTCGATCTTGCTCACTTCGTAGAAACGAACGTCACAGTTCTTGTCTACCCACGCCCGCATAGGCTCCATCAGGGTATCCAGCTCGTCTTGCTGCGCGTCGGTCAGATCCGGGAAGTGGTCGGCAAACTCGCTCTCACTGCTCGCCTGGTTGGCCATGTGGTTCACCACGTCGTCGATATCGGGCAGGAACGAACTAGCAGCGCTCTTGCTGGTTACCCCGCGTTGAATGACATCGCCCGCTTTCAGGTCATTGTCACTGACGATCGACGCCAGGCTGTCATTGCTCCAGTTATCGGAGGGGGCCGCCTTGGCATAGGCGTACTCAATAGCCGGCTCGGTCGGCATAGCAAAGGTAATCGTCCCTTGAGCCACCACTACCCCCGGTTCGTTCTCCCAGTCGCGGTCTGGGCCTTCTGTCACGATTCGAGGGATTGCCCACGCATAGCTTGATAGCGCCTTGTCTATGCCAGCCATCGTCTCTATCGCTGCCTCGTCGTTCTCGAAGGCGTGGCGCGCAAGGATGAACCCCCGGACACATTGCAATTCTTCACACAGCGCCTTTACAGCAAACCCCTGCTCGAGAATGCGGCTTGGGTTAGGCTGATGACGCCCCAGTGGGATTGCTAGCTGCACGGTGCCGTCAGGCCTGGATTCCCACTCCCCAACACGCATGCTCTTACCTTGGCCGTCTTCCAGCTCGATAAAGCGGCATTCGTCGCCTGGGCCAGGCGCAGCGGAACAAACCACCACGGCAACCTGCTCGGTACCACTATACAACTCTGGCGAGGCCTCTTTGAGCGCCAGGATCTGCTTGGCAGCGTGGCGCAGCATGTAGATCCGCTGCATCACGGAATTGGTGGGCTTGCCCAGGCTGTAGTCAAGGTCGTCGCCCAGCTCGAGCAGTTCCTGGTGATCACTGAGCCACTCATAGGCGCCAGCCGTAGAGCGGTTCTCAAGGTTTTGGCAGCCTCTCAGCGCCACCACCAGCGCACTGTGCTCGGCATCCTTGCATTCGGAACCCAGCAGCCATTGCGACAGCTGCTCGACGCGATCGGCCATAGGCTCGGTATCCGGAAACCACTCGGGCAGCTCCAGGTCGCGTTCGTCCAGCAGGTCGATGATTGCCCCGTACACGATTTCGAGCAGGTAGGCTTCGTCCAGATCGGTTTCGCGGCTCGAATGGTCCAGCTTCCCGTAAACGTAGTCGTCGTCATCTTTGGCCAGGAACTTGAGCCCGTAGTCGGCGCTTGAGCCAACGTCGAACACCAAAGCGCCCGTATCGCCATACATGGCCATGCCGTAACGGGACATAGTCAGGTCGAACGCGTAGGAGTGGGTGCCCGGTGTCTTGCAGCGCCACACCTCAACGGAGTCGGTCTTGGCCAGTTGGGTGAACTGGTGGTCTTTGATCAACTCGGCGCAACGCTCGGGGGTAGGCTTGTATGCGGTCATGCTGCTTGTCCTTGTATGTCAGATTGCCAATTCAATTTGGGTTTCGCGCAGCCAAACCGGTGCGCTGTTATGAGATTCAATGCGGTCAGCGATAACGGCGCTGCGCTGACCAGCGCTTGGCGGGGTGTACATGCCAAAGCGGCTAATGCTTCCACCGTTCACAGCGGCATTTGTTGAATCAGCCGATGCCAGGGGCAAGAACTGAAATACAGCGGGGTCCAGCATGCGCAGGCCATGCAGGCGACAGATCGGCCGCCCCTGTTCGTCGCAAACCGCGTTCATTACAGACCCCATGCGTTTCCACCACGGACGGGTGCCTGGGCTTGACCACTGGCCCGAACTCCCAAGGGCGACCATTTGCCATTCGCTGGCCAACCGCTGCAGACGCTCAAGCGATTCATGCAAGTGCCAGACGGGTACGCCGCGTAGACCCTTTGGCCATTCAGCAAGTAACCGATCATTGGCGGCTTCATCACCATCAATGACATCGGGAATCAGCGCCCACTCAAAGCCTGGGTGGCGGTGCCAGTCATCTACCCAGCGGGTATAACCGTCTACGTCGAGCGTCCCGCCTTTGGTCCAGATGCTGAAAGCGCCGTTATCGAACACAAACGATTGGCACACATCAGCGACAACGCCCATATCATCGCGGCGGGGGAACGGAACAAGGGCATGGCGGCCGGCTAAGAATCTGGCTTTGTCCTCAAGCTGCCCGGTCACAGGCGTGCCGTGGTAATGAATCACACGTCAGCCCTCACGCTTTCCAAGGAAACGCCCTGATGCACCGCTGTGATGATCTGGCGGCCGCCAAACCGTTGAAATAGGTCATCCGCGATCTGCTCGTGAAATCCGCGCTTGATAAGCGCCGTAGCCGTACGGATGTGCTCGACCCTGATCATGTATTGGGTGCAAATCTCCAGCTGGTAGACGATTGATTCGCCATCGGCCGGACACACAGCAACGAAAGTGTGGCGGTAGGTGTTGGTGGCCGTTAGGGCCGTCCTGGTAAGCGGCGCAGGCAAGCTCATTCACTGCACCTTCACTTGCCGGCAACGATGCGATGGCCTGCATAGCGGCCTGGCTGGACAACACGGTTACCGCTCACGACTTTGTGCTGGCCGCGGACCTGGGTGCCGTCCTCACGTACCAGGCGCGAATCCGCACCCTTGGACAGCCTCACAATGTCGCGGCAGACCTCAACGACCGTGAAACCATCGGCCTTGAGCGCGTTCACGGTTACTTTCTGTTTGGGTTTCATGGCAGCACCAGGTGCGCAGGAACCTTGACGATATCGCCGGCGTAGGTGGCCACGATCGAGCGGCAGACAGCCACCAGGTGTGTCGGGGCGTCCATAGCGCGGGCTCGGTCTTTTTCTTCCTTCCAAGTGCCGACCAGGGCGACGATAGGCTCTTTGCCGTTATCGTCTTTCGGGCCGGTACCGCTTGCGGCGATGTTGAACCGGTAGTCGTCGATCAAGGGACCGCCATCGGCCCAGTTGCTCGACGGGGCATAACGCTGGACACCAACCATGTGCGGCTGATGCACCACGTCCAGAACGCCACGGCGGGCGATATAGGCGCAGGCAACCTCGGGGGAGTTGCTTGCGATCTGGCCGCGACCCTCAAAGTAGCCCTCGCCTGACTTCTCAGCGGGCACCCACACCCACGTCAGACCTTCACAGCGTTTGTCGAAGGCAGCAACGGCCAGATCCAGCGCCATGCCGGTCAAGTCTTTGGCGGCAACGTCCACCAGCGTCGTGTTCAGGTTCATGCAGTCACCAAACAAGTAGGGATTTGAGCGTGCGTGCCAAAGGCGATCGACACGAGCAGGCGACAGGCCGCCTCAAGGTGGGTTTTGCCAGGCATGCCCAACAGCGTGTTGCGCTTGCTCCAGGCGACATACCCGGAAATGCCCAGCGGGGTGCAGTCGTTGGGGTTGAAGCAAATATCGTGTTCATCCACCAACGGGCCGCCCACCTTCCAATCCGTCGACATCGAGCACGGATTGTTAAAGGCAAGTACGAACAGCTTGCTGTCGGGGTGGCCGTAGGTGCCGCCCAGCGCGACGGTGGGGCGCACGTCCTTTGTGGCCATGATCGCGGCCCAATCCAGCGCAGCGCCAGACAGGTCGTGAACGTCGACTGAAACGGGAGTCATGTCGAAGGCTTGGCTCATTGCGGCATCACCAGCACGGCCGGGACGTTAACGGTGTAGCCGTACTTCCACTGCACCAGGGCGCGCAGCACGGCCACGCCCTTGGACGAACCTATGCCGATCGTGTTGAGGTCAACGGTGGCCACGTACTGCTTACCGTCTGCAATCTGGGCCCAGCCACATTCGGGCTCGCTGCAGTCGCGCAATTCCTGAATGTGCGCATCCACCAGCGGCCACATCTGTTCCGGTTTGGTCAGCGGGGCGAACGACTGCATACGGAAGTGACTAAAGTTCACCGCCCACGGCTGGCTTTCTATTCCAGTGGGGGTGACGATCAGGTCCATACCAGCGGCCGTACCGCCAGCCCACTCCAGTGCAAGGCCGTCGAGGCGCTGCGTTTCTACGGTGACGACTGCATCAATCATTGTGCTGTGCCTTCTGATTCGGCCCGCGGGCGCTGCTGTTTGATAAGGGCGCTTTCGGTGGGCGCTGGGGTTGTACCGGCGAAGGCAGTCATGCCGCCGCTTTCGTAATTGGGTGTCGAGCCCTCAACCAGGAAGGGCTCGATCAGGTGCCAGGTCCACTTGCCGGTGATGTCCGAGGTGAGCCATTGCGCCCACGCGGGTGCATCTACCCACTTGGGTGGCGGCTTGACCTTGGAACGGGGCTTAGCGGGGGCTTTGATGGGTTTGGGCTTGCCAGGCAACAGCTTGTTGGGCCTGATCAGACCTTTCTCTTTGGCTTCGGCCGCTTCACGTACGCGCAGGCCTTGCTCGAACAGCTTGCCGACGGTGCGGCCACCAAAATTGTCATCGGCTGCGATCCCGCGATCGCAATGCGGACAGCACGGCAGCTGCTTGGAGCGCCACACGCTCTCAACCTGCTTGGCGGCTCTGAGGTGCAACGTGAGTCCGGTGGCCAATTTGGCCGCATCAACTTCGCGAGCAAGCCGTTTGGTCTGTTCGCGCCAGTCGGTCGCCAGCATCTTGAGCGCCCAGTACGCGGACACCTGCATTTTGCAGTCCTGGCACTTGACCGTGTCACCCACGTCATCGAGCAGGATTCGCTTGTGCTGACAGCCTTCGCGCTGACGCATGTAATCGTCTTTCTGCCTGGCGATCTGCAGGTCAGCAAACTGGACAACGTTGGTTAAATCGCTCATTACCGACTCCGCGTAGCGCCTGGCCAGCACTATACCTATCCGCGTACATTCGTAATAGCGTTTTGTTTATATAGATGGGTTTTACGATGTTTCAGGCACAAAAAAGCCCCAGCAAAGGGGCTTTATGTCGGTTTCGTAGGTGTTTCTCGGCTTGCGGCTTTTGGGTGCCAACTTACCAACAGCGTATCAAGGCCCGATCGCCGCATTCTTCGCTGCTAAGACTTAACGGGAAGGCTCAACCCTTCAAACCAAAGCGCGACATTTTGCCAGCCAGTAACAAGTACTCCATTACCCGCTTGCGCCAACCTGTACGCGTCATCGGGGAACGCAGACAACACAGTCCCTATGAGCGCCAGAATAGTCGAAACGATCAGGGCGCCGGCCTGGCCTGCCAACGCGTGGGGAAGTGTGATTTCTCGGTGGTATCGAATGTTGTCGAAGCACAGACGCATGTGCGTTTTTAGCGAGAGAATCTGAAATTCAGCGTTACCGAGTTTTTGAGTCAGCGCGGTCAGATCCTGGCGCAATGACGCGAGTTCACGGTGATCCTCGGTAGGGAAACTCTGTATCGCAGTGATATTGGTAAAGGTCGACGACTTGCGCTCGATGACCTCCGGAGTAGGTTCAAAGACTGTACGCACAGCCTGAATCTTTGCCATGGCGGCTAAAGCGATGGTGACCAAGCTTGAGAACATGGCCAACAACAAGCCAAGAGCGAGCATGTGGTTCTTTTCAGCTGCGCCTAAGGTGACAAAAGCTGTCGCAACAATCACTACCAGAATTGCCAGCCCTACAATTGTTTTCATTGGCCGCGTCTACGAATTTGGGGGGCGGCAGTATGAGCGGGGCTGAGCGAGGAAGCCAGGCCCTGGCGGCGGCGCCGGCTTCTGGCTGCCCCGGATCGGGGTGGGTTCCTTTCTATTCGGCTTGATGCTGATACAGGGTCACTACAAGACAGCGGCGGCCGGCGTCATATCTGCCCTGCCCTTCACGGACTTGGCCATTGACCGTGACCCACACCTGGTTAAATTCGACCAACCCTTCCAGCGGTTCATGCAGGGTGATAATCAGTTGTGTATCACGGCCGAGCTGGACCTCATCAATCGACACATCGACCCCGGTGTAGCGTTGGCTCTGCTCTTCGCTTTGCGGTCGGCCAATCACGGCGTAGGAAAATTTCAGATCTGCAACAGTTCGCATTGGGATTCCTTTCTATTGATGACGTTACAAGAATTGCGGTTGATCATCGGCCCAGACTTCGCCCAGCGCGGCCATGCGCGCAGAACGTCGAACATAGGCGTCCTGCCGGTACAGCCCGGCGCCGTCGACACTGATGCGCTGTTCATCGCACAGGGCATCGATATACCCCACGGCATAGGCCACGGCAAAGCGGACTTTCAGAGCGTCGGCGGCCTGATCGATGGTGTCCAGGGCGGCATTGACCCGTACCTGGGTTTTTTCGTCCGGGCTTAGCATCAGGGCTCCTTTCAGTGACTTAATCGCGGCTTGCGCGACCGAGCGCGGCGATAGCGCGGATTTGCAGGGTGCTACCACCATCTGCGTCGTCAATGACATCGATCAGAAACGAGCGTGCTGCAGGCCCGCCAGCTTCCCCCAGCGCAGCTATGGCAGCGACGTGCACATCGCCACTTTTGCTCGCCATCTTCGCGATTTTGATTAAATGCTCTACGCCTGAATTACCAGCCATTACTTGTTTCCTTGTGTGGGTATTGCCCGGTTGCCTGTAGAACACGGGGCGGTATTTTGCCGATCGAGCGCGGCGCCATCGTTTATTCAGCCCTTATTTCAACTCGCCACGCAGCGCCTTATTCATCAGCTCGGTCAATTCCACCTGCAGCGCGCCGGCGTTGGGGTTGCCCGTCTCGACAATCTTGAAACTGACCTCCCCTTTCCCTGGGATATAGCTGCTCCCACTGGCCGTGGTGGTTTCGATCAGCTGTACAGCCGCCAGCCACAGCTCATTGGCGTGCTCGTGGCTCGTGGCCTTGATGTCGATGGTGATTTGCGCGGTGTATGGCTCAGCCATGGAGGACTCCCTTTTGTTTGTTATGCGATTCGCTCAGATAATTATTCGCTGTCTAGGGGGATGCTTTGAATCTCCCACCTATGGGCAGACGTGAAGGCCGGGGCCGGATGCGCCTGATACCACCGATCCCAGCCGCCCACTTCCTCGTGCGCTGCTGCCTGCTTAACGTGGTGTTGCTCCACCTTGAGCCGAAACGCCTCAGCGTCCACCAGCTGGGTGAATCCACGTACTGGATCACTGCCTTCATAATCAACAACGGCCATCACCAAATGGATCATGCTGGCAGGCTTCCATCAGTGGTTGCTGTCTGAGCCACCTCGCAGGCGTAGCAGATACCCGTATCGGTGACACCCTCATGGCCGCACTCAGGGCAAATCTGCTCGGCCTGTTGCGCCTGTCGGTAGGGCTCAAAACAGCTTTCGCACAGGTAGCCGTCGGGCAGTTCGATTACGCGGCCTTCATAGCCGCAGGAATCGCATTGATGGATCAGGGTCATAGGTCAGGCTCCATGGGGACAATGGTCAGGGTCGGCGGTGGGGGCTCAAGGTCAACCATCATGGACACCCGATCGCCCAGGGCGAGTAGCGCTTCGTTGTAAACCAGGAGCGCGATGTCAATGCGCTGCAGTGTTTCTTCCAGTTTGCCCGGCTTGTGCGCCTCCAAGGCTCTTTGCGCCGCTTTGAAGTCTCGCCGGGCGACGGCCACGGCATGGAGCTGGGGTTGCAGCTGATCAGTATCAATTAGCGCCATGGCCGGGCCCCTTAGTCATCTACAGCGGCATCATCGTCCGCATCATTCAGCTGCTCTTTGAGCGACAGCGCGCGATTCATCATCTGTTCCGCCTCAAGGATCATCTGGGCCAGCGCTTCCCGTACGCCTTCTGGCTCCCCGTTAAGCAGATCCTCGTAGCCTTCCTCGATCAGTTCAGCGCTGACAGCGGCGTACGCCTCAGCCTGGCCACGCGTTGGAACCTGAATCATTGTAGAACCCTCGTGCTGGCTGTCGGGTCGTACGGCTATTGGTGGTGGCGACACCGGCCATATGCCAGACTGCTGTATATATGAACAGTACAGGTATTACCAAATGGCCAGCAAGTTGCCGCCCTTTCGCCCCGTCTCCCAGGATGAACTCCGGGCCGTCTACGCCCGGTACCGCGATCCGGACATCCGCCGCATCGTGCTCGAGGTCGAGCGATATCGGCGGGTGATCGCGGAAATGGACACCCTGTACAAAAGCACCCACCAAGCCTGGCGTGACGAAGTCGGCGGCAATCTCATATCCCTGCACATGCTGCTGCAGATAATGACCACTGAGCGCCAACGCCTGATCTTCTGATCACTCCCCGCGCTCGTGGGCGCGAATGCTGTGCGTCACCACGCCCCACACGCTGAAATCTTCGCCCTCGAGCACGTAGCGTGGCGGGAAGCGCGGGTTCTCCGATCGCAGCACCGGGTTATCGCCCGAGAAATCTAGACGCTTGACCATGGGTTCGCCATTGATCACGCCTATGACGATCTTGCCCCGCACCGCCTCGCCAGCCTTGTCCACCACCAGCAAGTCACCCGAGAAGATCCCGGCCCCCTGCATGCTGTCACCCTCTACGCGCACCAGGTATGTGCCTGGGCCACGTAGGTTGACCAGGTCATCAAGTGATATCGCCTCGCCCGTAGGGAATTCAAAGGACATCTATTCGTCTGTCCCGCGAATTCGCTCGTAAGCGGCTAGCGGGTCACGGCTCGACAGCTCGGCCAATTCCGGCGCCAGCGCGTTAAGCACGTTCCATGCTTGAGCAACGGCCTTGTGGCTTTCCCGGAAGTACTGGATTGATACCAGCTCACCCAGGGCGGCTTTTAAGCGTTCGTCTGTCAATTCTGGCACCTGGGCGCGCGGCACGTACTCCACCCCGCCGATCAATACTGTGGCCATGGCAAGGCCTTCCGGTTTAATTCATTCATCCTCGCCATCCTCGTTTATCAGGCCATGCCGGATGAAAATCTCGCGCGCTTCGGGCATGTCTCGCATATCTGCACCCTCCGCGCTCCCACGGTCGAAATACATATCGATCAACAATCCCAGCTCAGACAGCGCCTGCTTTTCTGTCGGTTTCGACAGCATTCGCTCAGCGATCTGCTCAAGCATTTCGCCAGCATCTTCCGGCTCGCCCCCGACTAATTCACGCAACGTCCGGTAGTCTTTCAGGGCCTGCGCGTACTTCATGCCCTATTCGCCGATCGGCGCGCGATCGAACATGGTTTCGGCCGCGGCTGAATAGCGGGCGTCTGCCAGTTCGTTCAATTCGCGTAGCTCACCGTCGTCGATGATGCCCAGGCGCTCGAGCACTTCGGCATGCTTGCGCAGCGCGCCGTGCTGAAACTCGGGCATGTGCCCCGCCTGGTGATCGTCTTCACAGAGCGCGTGCCACAGCCCTAGTTCGCGTTCCTTCACCTCGTTGTCCATCAACAGATACCTGTTTGTGCGAAAGCGCTCGGTTTGGTGTGAAAGCGTGCCGCCAGGGCAGCCGCCATATGGTCGCTGATAGGGCGTTTTCCGCCGAGAACCTCAGCCACGGCCGCCTCGTCGCCAATTTCCGGTAGATCCGAACCTGTGAGCTGCAGCGTCTCCATTACATCCTTTAGCAGCTGCACCGGAGTTGCGGTCGGAAACGAAGCGTTGAATGCCTCAAACTGTGGGCTGTCCCGCTCATAGGCCAGAATATCGACCTCAAGCGCGACAAGGGTTCGTTCTTCTGCGCGGCTCAGAGCATGCCCGTCGGTCAATTCGTCCAGCAGCACCGTGGCTCGCACGTAATCAACCTCGTTCATTGCCAATGCTCCAGATGGTGAACAGCCATCTTTACACATGGTGTAAAGGCGGTCATCCGCACCCGACAGATTGTCCGCTTATACACGATCAAGGTCGGCTTTCAGGCGAATGAGCTGGGTGCGGTAGGTGTCCAGATCATGGATACGCGCGCGGTACTGGTTGAACTGCTTGTCATAGGAGAAGTGGCAGACGGCGGGGAAATTGACGGGCTGGTCGGCCATGTTGCTGGGGTTGAATCCCTGGTGATCTTTGAAGGCTTGCTTGGCCGCATGGCGATAGCCGCCGTGGCTTTTCACCAGGTACATCCCGTTTACGAGGCGCCGGCACTGCTCTTGGGTGAAAGAATCGCTCATGTGTGCGTCCTGCTGAGTTACTGGAAGGCCTGGCCGGGGTGGCTGGCCTTCTCAGTATAGGCGCGAACGCGCGTACGCGCCAACGTGCTTTCGTGCGTTCGCGCTACTGCATCCGCGCTTGCTCGAATTCCTCAATCCGCTTAACCAGGTCAGGCACCGCGGCCGCGATCAGCATCAGCGCCCCCACTTTGCGTGGGTGGCCACCGCAGATAATGCCAGTCACGTCCTGCACCTCAAGCGCCAGATCCTTGATGTGGTGCAACGGCTCTTGCCCGTAGGTGCGAACAGGCCCCAGCGGGTCGAAGGTCTGGCGTACAAACTCAAGCTTGCCCTGCAGGGCATGAATGCACGTCTCCAGCTGATCGCCAAGGCCTGCACCCGGTGTGAGGGGCCATTCCTGATCCGCCAGCACCTCGTTGATACTGATCACAGCGGTTTGCAGCGCTTCCAGCTCGACAACTTCCGGCAACAGCTTTTTACGCAGCTCGATCGACAACTGACGCATGCTCATTGATGGATCGCCGGGCACCTTGGCCCGCGGGGTCATCAGCAGCGCTTCAATCGCCAGCTCGATCAGCTGCACCAACTTGCTATCGCCATCGCCAGGCCCGTCGGGGGTCATTTCATCCATTTTTACGCTCCAGGTATTCAATGCGCGCCAGCAGGTCAGGCACAGCGGTGGCACAGGTCAGCAGTGCGGTGACCTTGTCGGACCGCCCACTGATTTGGATTTGGTCAGCGAATTCGATCACCTTGGACAGCTCCTTGAGCTGCTCAAGGGTGTGATCGTTGTACAGATGCTCGCCGGCACCTGATAGGCGGCCTTCCTGAATGCACAAAGGGCAAGGCTCAGTGTCCGGATCGCGGTCTACCGGGTCATTGGTCACGATGACGTGAGCGTTACCGCATAGAGCGCAGATCCCGTCGCCGCTCAGGAACAGATCGTCGATCGATGTAGCATCAGGATTAATCATGGCTGCACCTTGCCTGTGCCGTTGCACGGATCGCAGATTGTCGTGGGGGATTCGGTGATGCCCGTACTGACAGTGCCGTAGCCTGCGCAAGGCTTGCAGAACACCTCGGGCGCTTTGTAACCAGCGTAGGAAGTGGCTTTGCTGAATATCGTGGCCACGTCCATCACCAGAAGGCCGTGCTGGCCGTACAGCCTGCGGTCGTATAGCAGCCAAGCGGCATCGGCGCAGCCCGCAATCCGATCGACCGCGGGTGACGGCAAGTGCAGCAATACCTTATCGACTTTGGTTTTAAACGGGGCGAACGAACTATCTGGCAACAGGACAGCCGTCGACCTCACCACGTTGCGCGCCTCTATCAGCAGCTCTTGCAGCTCGGCCAGCTTGGATTGCAGCTGATCACGCTCAGCTGCTAAGCCATCGATAGTTTCGTGCCCGGCCTGTTCAATTGCCGACTGGTTCATCTTGCAGAAATGACGGACCATTTCCAGAGACGCTGATTTAACGGTCAGGTGTTCCACCTCAGCCTGTAGCCGGGTGACGTGGGCGCGGTCTACCAGTGGCACCGCACCCTGTGAGTACCAGTCGTAAAAAGCGTTATCTGGCTGCACGTACTGGCGCTGATTTTCAGGGCCGCACGCATAAACAACCACTTCAACCTCCCCACCCACAGGCGGCACAGGCGTGGCGATAAGCTTGGCTTCCAGCTCACCCACGAGCGAATTGATACTGCAGTACGGCGACCAGGCCTTGCCCAGCACCCGGCTTAACTCCTTCTCGACGTGGATTTTCAGGGTGTCGACGGTCCATTCTTCTGTGTTGGCGCTCATTGGGCTTTCACTCCGAACACTGGGGCGACTGGCAACGGTCGGTAGGCCGTGGGCTGCAGATTCGCCGGTACCGGCTCGCGACTGGCGCAGTAACGCCAGCACTTGAGCAGCTGCTGGCTGGAAAAGGGTTTGTCGACCAAAGGGTCAAGCTTGGCGCTGGTGTCTTGACCAATGAAGCAATCGCCCAGGACGTGAGTACCGCATGCGGCGATCACTCGAATACCCTCAGGGGGCAAGCCCGACTCAACGGGTGACCAGTGCGCAGGCTCACTGTCCGCCAGCACACCTTCGATGCGCTCAATCCATAGTGGACCGTGCACCAGTAACGGCCGGGCGAATAGCAACTCGGCCAGCATTGCTTCGCGGGACATCAGCCGTTCAACGATCCGATCAAAGTCCCCAGCTCGCACCACGGGAATATCTTCGGTACCGAGGGGCTGGCCTTCACTGTGACTGGCCATCTGGTGCGGGTGCACGGTGTAACGCTGTACGTGCTTCATGCTGTAGCCCTCTCTGGACGGAACACGCAGCCTTTGTCGTTGAACTCGGCAATGACCACGCCTGCAGCATCGAAGTACTTCATGCGCCAGGTTGGGTGGACGTTGCGAGGCTTGGCGCCGCGCGCGGTCTGGTTTGCGAAGGCCACCATCAGGTTTCCGTTTCTGGTGCCCGTTATCGTGCCGATATCGCCGGCCATTTCGACCTGCATGCCGATCCGGGCGAATTCGATACCGCGCACGCGCTCCATTTCTTCAATGAATTGCTGCTCTTTTGCTGTGAGTGCTTTCTGTGTGTTGGTCATGGTTAGAAGTTCGGGCAGGAATCGTCATATTGCGGAGGGTTCGGGGATTCTTTCCCAAACCGGCGTAGGTACTCGGCGGCGTGGATCACTGGATATATCCAGGACGTACCGTGGTGCAGGTTCATGTCTTTGATCCACCGACCCGATGACTCGTCGTATTCGCACCAGCCCTTTTGGGGCGAGTACGAACAAAAAGCCAGATCCTCGGTAAGCAACGCGATGCGGAAGTGCGTAGCCGTGGGGTGGTTGTCCATGATTTCTTTCAGGCGCTGCTCGTGGTGCTTGTACAGGTTGCCCGGCATGCAGTGAGCGCCGTATGCAACCGGTTGTGGCCAGCCGCGGGCCTTGCAGTTGGCTTGCAGGTACTTGAGCGTTTTGATTGGGCCGTTATCGTCTTGCTCGTAGGCGTCATGCTTCATCATGCGGCGCGAACGCTCACGAGGCGGCGCGCTCGGGGCGGGTGCCACCCTGGGCCGGGCCATCAGCTTCGGATTGGTCGTTGCCGTCAATGGGGCTGGCTCGACAGGCGCAGGCTCTGGGGCTGGGGCTGGCTCAGGTTGCGGGGTGGGTTCCGGCGCCGGGACGGGCTCTGGCTCGATCGGAGCGACCACTTCGGCGATCGGCGCAACGGCCGGCACCAGGTGAGGACGCGGACGCGGGCGCAACAGCTCGGCGCGTTCTTCAAGCTCGACAAAGTCCAGCTCGTCGCCGTAGCGAATGCTCCCCACCACGCGGCCCAAATCGCTTTGATCCTCCACCCACGCTAACAGCGCCAGCGCACGAGCGACGGTCAGGTTCAATTGGTTGTGTCCACAGCGCGACATCAAGTCATCCAGCTTGCGCTTGCTCTCTGCGCCCATGGAAAAGTTGAAGTCGTGCCGGGTCGGCTTTTCGGCGGCGTTCATCGCGCCCCCTTTCCGGCGCTGGCGGCCGGACTGCAAATATCTGTGTACATGGGGTGCTTCCTGTATCTGGCTGATTGCCGAATCATCATACATGAACGCGCGTACGCGCAAACCTGTTTTAGTGCGTACGCGCGTTCGCGCCTTTGTGTTGCGTATTATGACCCAGCCAAATACCGCCGAAAGGGCCTGTTTACGGGCTCTTACAGGAAACTCCCCTGCTCTGGTGCCCCGCGGCCAATCGCCAACGGCTGAGCAGTGGCGGTACCCACCCCATGATTCAGTTCGACTTCACCGCCCGCCTGAAAGCCCGCCAGCAGATCCGACGTATTAGGCTTGGCCATCTTGCCCGCGCGCGATTTCCCCACGCCCGCGCCGTTGGTGAGCTGGTGCATGAACTGATCGATCAAGGCGTTTTCCTGAGTCTGAGAAACGATCAGTGCCTGGCTTTCACTCGGGGTCAGTTCGTCCGTCTCAGGCACCAGCGCCTCAAGCTTGTGATGCACGGCCGACACCCACGCCAGGGCGAAGTGGTTACCACGGGTTTCGGCGCTGTACTTGGCGGGCCGCACACGCCCGGCACGGATGTCGGCCATGAACTGCTTGCGCGCGAACGTCACCTTGGTCAGCAGCGTGTCATAGGCGTACTTGGCGATTTCGTGCGAGGGGCTCACTCCGACGAATACAGATCGCTCGAGCACCAGCAGACGCTTGCTGCACCAATTGCGAAAGGTGAACGACCTGCAGCCAAAGGCAGACGCCACCAGCCCCGCCAGATCCTTTTCCCATGCCGGGCGAGTGGCCGCGGCCTTCTCTGCCTCGGACTTGCCGATATCGCTCAGGTGCACGTCCAGCTCAGTCAGACGGTACTTCTGCATCAGGCTTTGAGCCTGGCGCATCGCGGTCGCCGCTTCGTGCTCGTTGGCGCTCTGGGACAGCGCCAGGCAATGCTTGATCTTGCGGATGATCCGCTCAAGCTCTTTAGGGTCGAATTCAGACATTGGCCACATCCAGCCCCAGCGCCTGGGGATCTACTTCAAAGAAACCCAGCTGCCCCTTGTAGGGGGTAAAGGGCAACGGCTTGGGATCACGCAGCAGAAAACCTTTCTGCCCCATGTACCAGGGCGAGTCGCTCGTATCGAGGCTGTCGACCAGCTCGACGGATCCGATGATGCCGCCACGCTGCAGCTGGTCGTATTCAGGGAGGTCGAAAGGGGGGTTCATCGCACCCGACTCCAGACAGAACTGGTAAGCCTCACCCCATTCTTTGCGAGTCATGCCAGCGGAGGCATGTACAAGGAATCGGCCCCGAAACTTGGTGTGCCAGGTGCGGTTTTCAATGTCCTTGAAATCCGGGCTATGGATGATCAGCCACGCCCACGGCTGACGAATGCTCAGGGCCTTCATACGCTGATACCCAGTGTTTTAGCCTGGCGGCGCAGCTGTGCCGGGATCGGCGGCAGGGTGAATGCCAGTTCACGCGGCATGCCCTTGCTCAAGCGGCGCCGGATCGTACAGATAGGCACCGGCGCGAAGGCTGCCAGCTCTGTGAGCGTGCCAGTGCGCCCACCTACCTCATAGGTGGTGCGTGTTTGCCGGCGCCGCATATCTGCCAGGTGCGAACGTTGCGCAGGCGAGCAATGGCCGCGGGCCGCTTCACGGGCTTGGCGGGTCAGCATCGATTTGTTCGGCGCCGGCCACACCACATCCGGCAGCAGCTCAAGGATCAATCGCATCTTGCCCATTGAAATCTGCAGCGCGGCACCGGTCTGAGCCCGCGACCACCCACGGGCCGCGGCATCCCTGATGAACTGCTCTGTCGTCATTGCAGCACCTTGGAGGCTGGCAGCGCCTGTTTCAGCTTCTCCAGGATGCGATCAACGGATTGAGCCGCGTCGGAATTGCGCAACTCGCCTTTAAGCGCCAGCTGCAGCGCATTCAACAGCAGCTCCTGGCGCTCGCCCCGGCCGATCTTTTCTTCAACCGCTGCAATGATGAAACTGTTCATCGAGCGATGTTCCAGCTTGGCCAGTTCCTCGACCCTCGGACGCATACCGTCAGGCAGGCGCATCACGAATTTGTCAGCAGTGCGCGAAGGGGCGTTATTTTTCTGGGTCATCGGAAAACATCCTGTACAAATTTGGTTTACGCACGCCGGCGATCGGCGCCAGCGTGCGGTGAGAATTACTGTTCCAGGGCTTTCGCCGCTTGGAGCGCTCGGTGCTCGGCGGCCGCTTCGGGGCTGGCCAGCTCAAAGTGCGCAACCGTTGAATGGTCCGGGAGGACGATCGACAAGGTGTGCACGTCCAGGCCGCCCAAGGTCAGGTCACAGCCCGCCCCTTTCACGTAGCGGCCAAGGCACGAGACGCCCAGGCGGAACTCCAGATCATCCATTTCATCGCCCACGCCGGCGTTGATGAAGTCGCGACCGCTCTGCAGCGTTTTGCACTGAGGGCAGACAAACACCACGTCTTCGCGATCGGGGGCTTGTGCCAGGTACTCGGCCTGGAACTGCTCGAGGGAAATTTCACGACGGCCGTTCACGCTGCGCGCTCCTTTTCGTGGGGTGTGGTGATGGGCAGTAGGCTCGCAGCCTCACGGCACGCCTGCAGGGCATCAGCGGGATAGCCCCAGATATTGCCGTCGCCGAAAGTGCGCTCCATGCCAATGAAGTGCATCCCGATGCGGGTACCCTTCGTCACGTAGTCACGCATCATCGTCACCAGCTCGCGCAGGGTTCCGCCGTGGCTGAAACCCGTCCAACTCCCGTTGTTGCGCAATACGATTTTGGTGCCCGTCTTGGCATCGATCAGGTGCACCTTGGTGTCGTACACCAGGCGCGCCACCCGTTCGGTCTTAGGGCAGTAGAAGAAACGGCGCCCGTGTTTGGCGATCACTTCGAGCAGCTGATTGGCGTAGACGCAACGAACTTGGCAGGCGAACGGGTGTTTGCCGTGCTCGAGCAGTTTGGCGTCCGTGAACTTGAACGCCAGCTGATCACACAGCGTTTTCTCGTACGACAGCCGGGTCTGCTCGCAAAGAAGGCCCACCACAATGGAGACTTTGAGCCCCGTTCGGAGGTGCTCAAGCCTCATGTACTGGTCACCGTCGACGGTCACCACCTCCAAGGCAAAACGCTCGGGGTCACGCATCACCCTGACCCAGTCGATTCCTTCATTCTTCATAGCGTGTAGCCTCGAGCATCCGTTTGAATTTCGTGTTTTCCTGCATGCTCCACCACAACGATTCGGCAGCATTCGCGCAAGCTCGGCGGTAGCCTTCTGCGCCCTTCTCATTCCCGCTTTTACCGACCGTCATCACTCCAGATTCCGGGTGGTGAGCGACCGCTACAAAATTCCGCCCATCCTCCCCAGCCAACACGCTGGACGTGGAACTGACGGTGAACAGCATCGTGCCGATCGGGGTATCGATGGCCGCACTTCCCAGCGCGATATCGCCATCAAGAATCCCCATCAGGTGAGCTCCGGCCGAACCGGGCGCCCGACATACGCCTCAAGCCGTCTGGCAATCAGGTTGGCCACCTCAGTCAATCCCGTGCGCTTGTTCGCGGCACAAAGCCCGATCAAGCGATTTCCCTCGAGCGATTCCACCAGCAGCTCCACATTGCAGGCCGTGGGCTCGATGGCCTTGCCGGTCTGTAGCGCTTCGGTCATCGCCTGTGCGGCATCCGCCCAGGATTCAGCGTTGAACCCCTCGGGCGGGTTGAATTCGTAGGTGTCTGCCAACAGGTCGGCATTCCCCAGAAAACGCATCCTGTCGGCCAAAAACTTGGCGCTCATAGGACTGAAAACAATCGGAAGGTTGGGCATATCGATAACTCTGGCTGATTTGCCCGGCAATGATTGCACAAAGGCGCGAACGCGCCAACCTGTTTACGCGCGTTCGCGCTAACGCGCGTTTCGGTTAATTCTTTCCGCTTGAGCCAAACCCCTGAGAGCCACGCACCGTCTCGGTTTCAAAGGATTCGACCTCTGTAAAGTGCTCGTCCATGGTCGGTAGTTGGTAAGCCAGCTCGATGCGTGTCAGCACTATCTGAGCAATGCGATCGCCGACATCCAGCTCCACAGGTTCCTGGCCGTGGTTGATTAGGATCACCTGCAGTTCACCCCGGTAAGAGGGATCAACCAGCCCCGCCAGCACGTCGATACCGTGCTTGTCCGCAAGCCCGCTGCGCGGCCATACCTGCACGCCAAGCTGACGCGGCCACTCATAGGCGAAACCCGTCGGGAACCGAAAGCGCTCGCCAGGCTGTAGCGTCTTGGCCACGGCCGTGCGTACGTCAATACCCAGATCCGTCGGGTAACGGCGGGACGGGCGCGGCAAGTCATGCTCGCCAATGCGTAGAAGGTTCATGCTTTCGTTTGCTCCAGTTTCAGGCGGCCAGCACGGTGCGAGCCATTGAGGGGGGATTGATCGGTGTCGAGCTTCCACTCGATCACTCGGCGACAGTCAGGGCACTGCTTGCGGCTCAACGACTTCAACAGGATCAAATCGCGATTCCCGCAGCCCCTGCAGGCCTTGGTGCTCGCTTTTGACGTGCTCTCGTCGCTCAGCATGCTTGCGCTTCCAGGTATTGGCGGTGCGCTGCCCACTTGGCCAGCAGAGCGTATACGCCGCCAGGCACGGTGCGGCCGGCCGCCTCCACAAGCGACACGCAGTTGTCGACCAGCTCGATTTCACGGCCGTACTCGGCAATGAACAGGGCCTTGTTCCCGTGAACCGCCAGCAATGCCTTGTTCTCGCCTGTGCCTTGCTGGTGATGACCCTCACAGAGCGGCAGCACGAAGTAATGGGCATGGGCTTTGGTACGGCCGTCGCAGTGGTGAATCGAGACGTGCGCCGGCAATGTGAAGTCTCTCGGCTTGCCATCGAGCAGGCAGCAGATGCACCCACAGATATCGCCCACGTCGTGCCACCACTGTTCCTCGGGCTTGGTCTTGTGTCGGCCGGCGATCATGCTGATGCCCCTTGCGCTTTACGACCGCGCAGGGAGGCAAGGCCAGCACTGGCAGCAGCTGACGGAACCTTGGGGGTTTTGGGGGCGATGAACTGCGAAGGGATATCGACGATGACCGGCGCCGGGCGGTGGGCGCGCGACTCGTTGAGCTCAACACGACGGGCCTTGATGGATTTGGTGGCATAGGCCTCGCAATCCTTGAGCAGAACGGAGAGCGGGTGGCAGCTGGTGACGATCTGGTGGGCGTTCTCTTTGCGGACGTAGTACTGAGCCGCCAGTGGAGCCTTGGCGCCGATCCGGTCAACGATCTTGCCCATCAGGCTGCCTACGGTTTTGTTGTAGACCGGCCATTCCTTGTGACGGATGTGGTACGCGACGGCGTAGACCTGCCAGGCATCATGGGTCTTGCCCGACGGATTGGCCGGGTAGTCGTCCGGCTGCCCTGCAGTCAGCCCTTCAATCGAGTCAGCACCCAGCTCGACAGGCACCAGCTGAGCAACCGTATTCTTTTCTGCTTTTTCAATCTGGAATGCTCTTTCAGTCTTATCTAATGTTTCCGGGTTTGCCGGAACCGGCGTTGCCGTATCCGGTGTGACCGTTTCCGGCAATTCCGGAAACGGTAGCTCCAGATCGGGCTGGCCACGTTCCTCGGATTTGACTGCCAGGCTGGCCACATAACGCGCCGCCTGCTCAAGGTCGGGGGTTTCGGAGACTTCGTATTCAACGCCCCGGAAGGTGCCGCCCTCTCGTGTGAACTCCTGGTACAGATATCCTGCAGCGCGCAGTTCATTGATCAGCTTGTAGACCTTGTCGCGGCCCGAACGCCCCCCGATCGCCTCTTTGGTCTGGTTGATCAGGTCTTTGATCTGGACGCGCCAGTGGTCCGGCTTGCTCAGCAGATAGACCAGCATGCCCCGCCCCGCCCACGACAGACGTTTGTCCTCGATAACCGAGGCCGGGAGCATGTAGAACTGAGATTTTCTTGCAGCGCGAACGATGCTCATAAAGCACCTCCATGTGTGGGTGCTTTGAGCGGGTTGCGTGGAGCAAAAGACGCGTACAGGCCAACGCAGCCGCAGGGCTGGTCAGTTGAAAGCGTGGGAGTGACGCAAAGGCGCGAACGTGTTAACGCGCGTTGCGTATGGTATAGTCGGGCTATGAACACGTTGGACCCCCGTGAATCCTATGGAAACCGGGAAAGCAAGGAAAGCTTATTGATCCAAGGTTTATGGCATTGCCATAGTGCTCATAGCGACACAGCCTGCTAATGGCTATCCGCTTGAATGTATTCATAAGTTGTGGAAAAAGAACCCAAGTCGCCTGGTCGGTGGGGCGGGTTCTTTTTTTTTGTCTCCAATTTGACGAAAAGCGCAGAAACGGGATGTGATCCAATATGGCGTGCTGTATATCACACGGCCATTAACGTCGTCTAAAGCATTTTATCCGCGTACATCACTCCGATTTGTCTTTTTTCAACGGCACCAAATGCGCCAAAGCCCGGAAATACAGGGCTTTTGACAGCCCCCGCTCGCCTGACGGCGCACCTGAAATAATTTCCATAACGCTGATTGTCGCGAACCTGGGCGATAACTTGTGTGTGCGCAGTTTCCTCGCCAAGCGCGTGCCTCGAGCGATCGAGCCGCGTAATTCACGCTCGGGGTAATCCTGATCGAACCACCCGAATGGAAGTGACAGCACGTCTTCAAGGCGACGGCTGAGGCGCTCAGGAATCCCACTGCGCGCATTCACCGCCACACTCATCTGGTTGGCAAACTTCACCTGGTCCGTTTCGGAATACGCGCTCAGTGCCTTGATGCGCACGCCGTCATAGCGCAGATCCACGTACAGGATGAAACGATGCCGGCGCGCAGCCTGCGCGGCATCTACGGCTTCCTCGACTGTCGTGCATCCTTCAAAAATCTCGATATTCATGCTGCCCTTATCAATTGCTGTCGCTATTCCCAGCGATACTACAGCACCGATATACAAAGCGCTGTTTATTCACACCAAAGACCTTTATCGTATGGCCCGAATGTACGCGGATAGAATGCGCAGCGTACAAAACCGTATTTGAGAGGCGGAACATGGCTCGTGGTGTAAACAAAGTGATTCTGGTGGGCACATGCGGCCAGGATCCGGAAGTGCGGTACATGCCTAACGGCAATGCGGTAACGAACTTGAGCCTGGCCACCAGTGAGCAGTGGACCGACAAGCAGACCGGCCAGAAGGTCGAGAAAACCGAATGGCACCGGGTATCACTGTTCGGCAAGGTGGCGGAAATCGCCGGTGAGTACCTGCGCAAGGGCTCCCAGGTCTACATCGAAGGCAAGCTGCAGACCCGCGAATGGGAAAAGGACGGGGTCAAACGCTACACGACTGAAATCATCGTCGACATGCAAGGCACCCTGCAGCTGCTCGGCGGCCGTCCACAAGGCGACCAGGGCACACAGCAACAAGCCCCCCGCCAATCCCAGCAGGACAGCGCAGCGCGTCAGGCACCAGCTCCACGCCAGCAGCGCCCGCAGCAGTCCAATCAGAACGCCAGCGGGCCACAAGGCGGTGTCGCGCCGGACTTTGACCAGTTCGCAGACGACATACCTTTTGCACCTCTCCCCTACCTGGCGGGGGCCTGATCGATGGCCCACCCGATTACCTACCTGCATCACCCCCTTAAAACCGTCAATGCCCGCGAGGCCGATCGCCGGCGTATCGCTGAGGCCATGGCCGCGTTCGGCCCGATCGAGCCGGCGCCGGAACTGCACACCAAACCCACCCCCGCGCAGCAACGCGTGGCCCGCTACCAGTTGCACTTGAGATAAGCCATGTTCTTCAAAAACCTGCTGGTCTACCGCCTCACCCAAGCCCTGCCCTTCGACGTTGATGCACTCCAGCTCGCCCTGGCCACCAAGCCGGCGCGCGAGCCCGCCAGCCAGGAACTGAACACCTACGGTTTTATCGCCCCCTTTGGCAAAGGCGAGGACGCCCCGCTAGTTCACGCTAGCTCGGGCTATCTTTTAGTAGCCGCTAAGAAGACGGAACGCGTGCTGCCAGGCGGCGCGGTCAATGACGAAGTTAAGGCCCGTATCGAGAAGATCGAGGCCGAGCAGCTGCGCAAGGTCTACAAAAAGGAACGTGACCAGATCAAAGATGAAGTGGTTCAGGCGTTCCTACCTCGGGCGTTCCTGCGCAACCGCGTCACCTTCGCGGCCGTTGATGTCGAGCGCGGCCTGGTGCTGGTGAATACCGCCAGCAATCCCGCGGCCGAGGATCTGCTGTCGACCCTGCGCGAAGTACTGGGCTCACTGCCTGTGCGCCCGGTCACTGTGAAAGCAGCGCCAACCGCAGTAATGACCGACTGGCTCAGGACCGAACGCACTAACGAACATTTCTTTGTCCTGGACAGCTGCGAGCTGCGCGACACCCACGAGGACGGCGGCAAGGTGCGCTGCGATCGCCAAGACCTGACCAGTGACGAGGTGAAGCTGCACCTGAGCACCGGCAAGGTCTGTACCCGCCTGTCACTGGCCTACAAAGCCGATCTGTCGTTCGTGCTCGACGATGACCTGACCATCACCCGCTTGAAATTCGAGTCGCTGCTGGTGGACAAGGCGCACGATGACGGCGGTGACGATGCACTGGGACAGCTGGACGCCAGCTTTGTGCTGATGATGCTGACCTTCCGTTCATTCCTTCCGGATCTGTTCGAGGCCATGGGCGGTGAGGAAGTGCCACAGGGCATCTGACCAAACGCCAGACGAAAAAAAGCCGCGTTTCCCGTAAGGGCCGCGGCTTTCCTCCACAAGTATCAGCCAGATAATTGTGCCTCGCATTATATGCACCTGACCTCGATTAGCAAGGGAACGACCCCGATGAAAATCATCTTCGACGGGCAACACGTACGGTACGAAGGCGACCGCGGCCAGCAGCTGGGCAAGTACAAAGCCGGCCTACCGAAAAAGCGTGTGGCCTGGACGGCTTTGGTGCAACTCAAAGACGGCGCCGGCAACGCCATCGAAACCAATTGGAGCACCCCGAAAAACCTGCGCATGAACTACCTGGAAGCCAAAGCCGCAATCAAGGTCATCGTAGACGAGCTTCAAGCGCAGTTTATTGAGGAATACGGGCTGGGCCCGGACTCGGCGCACTTCACCTTGGTCAGCCGCTAATGCGCGCGCCGATCGATGCGCACGAACTGGATTTTCGCCTGCAGAAAATGGCTTTCTCACCCGCGATCGGGCTCAAGGTCCAGACCGGCGCCGTGCGCCTGGTGATCGTGCCTTGCCGGCCCCAGCCGGTGATCGATCCGGACGTGATGGCCCAGGCCGGTATCGCACCAGGTGACGAACTGGCGCTGGTTCGCACTGTTCAGCAGGCATTCAGGCAAGGGCTGATAGCGTCCGAAACCGCCCCTATACGCGTCGGCAACGCATTCGAGCTGCTCCATGCCCTTCCCGCGCAGAAGTTTTCACGGCTAGGTACGGGGATTGTTCGGCGCATTGGCATCACCCGTTTTGACCAGGTCACTGACCACCAGCTGGGCGCCAGCGGATACGCCAGCGCAGACGCTTTTGCAAAGTATTGGTCGAGCACGATGCCCGACGTTCCAGCCCACACCAATCCGTGGTGCTGGCTCATTCAATTTGAATACAGGGGATAACGATATGTTCACATTGCCACTATTAGTATTAGCCGGTGCACTCTCTTATATGTACCGCAGTTACACACCCGACGGAGTGGCTAATGCGGTGCTTCGCAAGTTTTATGGCCGGCTCAGAAAGGCCCTGGCGCTGACAATTGTAGCGATCTTGATATTAAGCGCTTACCAACTGCCTACAGAGATCGGGCAATACTTCAAACGTATTCAATATGCCCAGAACGCATTAGCAGCCGATAGACAGGCCCGAAAGGACGCGTCAGAAATCCAGCGCGCCCGCCAGATGATTGACGCATTTGAAGGGGTGGACAACTATTTGGCGTACCTAAAATGGCAAGATTCACCAAATCCAGAAAAAAACTACACCATTCGTCGGTAAAGGCACTTCGCATTTGAACCTTCTCGTGACACCCTCTACAAACGAACATGTGGCAGTTGGGGTCAATGTGTGGGACCGGTTCCAGAGCGATTTGCGGATGCCCTTATGTGGTGGGCTCTACAGGCAGATGTTACGCGGATACAATATCCGCGTAACATCCGGCGCAATCTGAGACATTGACCTGATGTTTTCCCCTGCACTTTTAAAATCTATCGTCTTTCGCTTTAGAAACTGGAACCGCCACATGCTACGGATCGCCCACTTTAATTACGCAGCACACACACGCATAAAGGCAGACAATCTATGGCCCTCACCCAGAAGGTTATTCAAAACATAACCATCCCGGCTAAATATCCCGACAAATACGGTTTGTCTCTGCGGGTATCTCCCGGTGGGGCAAAAGCTTGGATCGTACGCTACACGTTGAACGGCAAGCGCCGTGACGACGGGTTGGGTAAATTCCCCGAGGTGTCCCTTGAAGATGCCCGCGCACGAGCGATGGAAATCAAGCTCCTGTCGCGCAAAGGTATCGATCCGCGTGACGTGAAGGCGCAAAAAGCCTTGGCTGATCAGCCGGTTATCACCTTTCTGGACGATGCAAACGCCTACATTGAGCGCCATCGCAAAGAGTGGTCGCAGACTCACACCCACCAGTGGGAAGCGTCCTTGCGCGACCATGTTTTCGACTTAATTGGCTCAAAGCCAGTCGCCGATATCGACACCAAGCAGGTGACGAAGGTGCTCGACGTAATTTGGCGTGAATTGCCAGAGACGGCTCGCCGCGTGCGCAATCGAATTGAGCGAGTATTGGAGTACTCCACAGCCATGGGCCACCGCACGGGCGAAAACCCGGCTCGCTGGCAGGGTCATTTGCGCAACATCATGCCTAACGTACTGCCCGCCCCGGTGCCGCTCGAGGCGATGGACTACGTGCTGTTGCCCGATTTTATGCTCAAGCTGGATGCCGAGGATTCCCGAGCTGCACGCTGCCTCCAATTCCTTATATTGACAGGCTGCCGCACCGCCGAAGCGATTGGCGCGCGCTGGGACGAAATCGACTTTGAGCACGCGGTGTGGAGCATTCCGGCCGAACGTATGAAGGGCAAAGAGTTGCACCAGGTGCCGCTCAGCGATGCGGCGCTCGCCGTTATCAAAGAGGTCGGCACGCGGGGCAAGAGTGATTTCATTTTCTCCAATCGCGACCACAGTAAATCGCTTGCGCCCAACGCGCTGCGCCGGTTGATGAAGACGATGAATCAGGATTGCACCGTGCATGGCTTCCGCTCGACCTTCCGCACCTGGTTACAGGAAAAGACGGACTTCTCGCATGACCTGTGTGAAATCTGCCTGGCACACGTCGTCGGCAACGCCACGTCTCGCACCTATACCCGGAGCAATCAGCTCGAAAAGCGCAAACCCATGATGGAAAAGTGGGGACGTTTTGCGATTGGAAAGACCGTCGCCCCGCGTCCAGTCCAGCCTAAACCCAGCGCCCGTACGCCACTGGCCAAGGCCTCGCTGCGTGTCGGTGCTTGAAAGGGAGTAAAGAAACGCCCCAAGATCCATTGAGTGGATTGGGGCGTTTTGGCTGAATCCTGTTAGAAATTCCAGGTGGCGGTTAACACCCATTGCGAGTGTTCATCCGCCAGCCAGAGCTTGCCTGTCATCCTGACGGGCACCTGGTAGACCATCAGCGTTGCCCGCCAGTACAGATCGGGCAAACCGAAGTCGTCTCTAAGCCAATCAACTGAGTTGAATATCAGCAATATTGAATCTCACGCGATAGTCGGCGATTTCCTCAGCGCTCAGCACTGACACATCAAAATCAGCCCACGTCACGCCAGCTGCCTGGCATTGATCCCATGCGTGCCACGCGCCCAGCTCCAGCCCGGTACGCAGCAACTGCCCTTGCAACGAGGTCGCTCCCTGCGCCAGGCACATTTCCTCAAACAACACATCCAGCTCCGCGCGCGACTTCCCTGTCACTTTGCTCAGCATGTAGCCCGCATCGTGAATGGCGCCTGGTCCGCGGTGATCGACGTTGCCGAAATACCCCTGGGCCAACATCGGAATGCTGGCCAAGTCCGTCAACATCCCTTTCACTGTTTCGTGCCTTACCCCCTTGGAATCGATGAACGCGGGCTGATTCATCAGGGTAAAAAGCCGGTTGGATTCCTTCGACCGAAACGGCCGAAGTATTGGCTGCTCGGTAAAACCCGGTTTAAGCATCGCCAGTTACCTGGCTGACCTCGGCGCCGGCATTGCGATCAATTGCGGCCGTGGTCGTTACCGTGGTTGCTGGCGTTGCTGCAGGTGCGGGCGTGACTGGCTGTGCCGGGGTCGTGCTCGTAGGGGTTCGCGTCGACTGGATCACGTCGGCCTGTTCCTGAGTCAGCTTGCCGTCGCTCACCGCCTTGGCGATCGCATCGTCAATCAACGTCGCCGCCTTTTCCTGCACCGCCACCGTCAGCTGCGCATCGAGCGTGGTGTCGCCGTTGACGATGTCACACAGCCCGGAGTTGTAGACCTTGCCGGCGACCACGAGCTGGGCAACCGCTCGCTGTGCTGGTGCCAGGGCGCAGTAGCCAGCCACTGCGGTGGAAGCATCGGTGTAGACCGCGCCGCCGACAGTCGAAACGACGTGGTCAACGGTCGAGCACGCCGCCATAGCCGCCATGGCCAGGCCGATCATGCTGCCAATCAAAATTTTACGCATACGGATAATCTCCATTTAGAGCATTGGGTTAAGGGTGAATCAGGGGAAAAGGGAGGGTTTCTTGAGGTCGCGCGTGCAATACGCCAGCTCTGCCTGGCGGCGCTTGGCAATGCCGGGCATCCACTTGGGGTTAAGCCATTGCATGATTTGCTCGCACGCTTCCCAACGCTTGCCGGCGCGCAGCAGGCGCATCATCGTGCTGGGTACGCCGCTGGACTTGAGCGCGAACAGGCCGTCTTTGACGCCCTTCCCGCCTGGGCCCAGGTTGTCGTAAATGCTGTTGTAGGCGAATTGTTCGCCTTCGCTCAGATCCAGATAACTGATCGGCCCGGTGGGCGTCTGGATCGGGCCGACACGCTTCTGCAGCGCATCCTGGTTGGCCTGAATCCGATCGAGCAGCGTGCTCGAGCATTCATCAAGCGTGCGTGCCGGCTGGCCGAACTTCACGCCCAGCGTCTGCCCCATACACACGGTGGGAATGCCCAAGCCGTCGTCATAGGGCGACAGGCGTACACCTTCAAAGCCCACGGCTGAAACAGCCATGGCCACGATCAACGCTTTCACGCCTTTACGCTTCCCCGTCGATTTCAGCGAGGCGGACGCCTCAGCCGTGGTCGGATTCGTCGCCATCGGCGTCACTCCCTGGGTTTTTGCTGAGGTAATTGATTGCCAGGTTCACGGACTTGAGCGCGATGGTGACGGCGGCGTAGATCGCTGGATTGACATGGCCATCCAGGCAGATCCACGCCATCACCAGGCCGTCACTGACCATGCTCAGGGCGAACAACTTGCGGTTGTACGGTTCGGCTCTGCGCGCCGCGCGCTTGACGGCCCCCGGCCGTTTCTCAGTGACCACGGGCGTCTAGCTCTTTGCGTAGTTGGCCAAGGTCGAAACCTTGCCGAAGCACGGTTTTCTGCAGGTCCGAGAGGTCTTTGGTTTGGGAGTCCTGGGTGGACTTGAATTGAGTAACGTCGCGCTGTACCAGGGCGATGTCCTTACTGAATCCATTGATTGAGGTTTGAATACCGTCGAGCTTGGTGGCCGCGCTCTGGCAGAAGGCCAATAGCAGCGCGCCGGCCAAGGATTGGGCTACTTTTATAGCCATCTTCACCAAGGGTGAATCCATTAAACGCTGCGAGTCAGCGGCCATATTGATATCCGGGATGTGCATGATCGATCCCCTATTCTCTGTCGGTGATCGGCCCTGAATCGGGTCGGGTTTGCGCGCAAATCACGGCCGTTTCGCCATGATTTCCGCAAGGTTGGAGAGGCCCTTGATCATCGAATCAAGGCGGTTGATTTGCGCTGATACGGCCTTGCCTTCGTTCTCCCGGTTTTTCTTCCAGTTCTCGAACGGTTTGCTCGCAAAAAGCTTTTTGATGCGCTCGTCGGTGAGCTGGCCGCACCGCACCAGGTCTTGGCCGAAGTACAAGGCCAGGTCCGCACGGATCGCGTTATAGGAATCCCATAATTTGACGCGCTCGCTCGCTGATGCAGGAATGGGGAGGAAATCGGGCCGGTGCTAACTCTGGCACCCCCTTTTCAGCGTCTGGCTCGCTCACCTGGTGGGCGACAACGCCATGCAGGTTGGTGACGGCGTACACCAGGTGGGCGCCTTTCTGCTCGCACTGGCGGTACCAGTCGAACAGCCCCACAAACTGGGGATCTTTCAACGCGCGCACTTCCATGATTCGCGCCTGCAGCGCCGTTTCGTACTGCGCATCGTCGATGTAGGGCAGCGGATCTTCGTCGGCCCCGCGGATGCAGGCGGCCATCGTGGCGGCCCACCAGCTGTAATTGGTCTTGCGGAAGGTGCCGCCCTCGATCAGGGTTTCGATCGTCTCGGCCTGGTAGCCCAGCATGGGGCTGTAGATCATTTCCCGGCCTTCAAACTCAAAGGCGATGTTCCCAACCTCGGGCGTGTAGTCGGTACCGCCCAGCAGGTAGTCACGAAAATTCCCCTTGCCGATCGGGAAATCCGGCCCGTCTTCACGGGTCTGGCTCATGTAATACGCGGCGACATACATTCGCTCGTGGATCGACCACAGGCGCGGATCTGCAACGGCGCCAGCTCGATCCACAGACGTACAGACGCGGCGCAGCAGCTCGGTGTAGGTTCGTTGCTCGAAGACGGCCGGGATTTCGCACAGCGCCTCGACAT